GGTGTGCGTAATGCAAACCAGCGTGTATATCCTGTAAACGAGATTGGAAGGGCTGTCAAAACTCTCAATGATCAAATAAGCGGAGGATATAGTGTTCTCGGAGAAGTTGATCATCCAGACGGACTTAATATTAACCTAGATCGTGTAAGCCATATGATCACAGAAATGTGGATGGATGGACCAAACGGTTACGGAAAGCTAAAAATATTACCAACCCCGATGGGACAATTAGTACAAACAATGCTAGAAAGCGGAGTTAAACTAGGTGTTTCATCTAGGGGCTCTGGAAATGTTTCAGAAAGCGGAAACGGTGAAGTTTCTGATTTCGAAATTATAACAGTAGACGTTGTGGCGCAACCAAGTGCGCCAGGCGCATACCCAACACCAATCTACGAGCACCTAATGAATGCTCGTGGCGGTTACAAGGCATACGAATTGGCACAGGCTACTAAACACGACGACAAGGCACAGAAATACTTAAAAGAATCGTTGATTAATATAATCAATAGACTCCAATAAAAGGAGAAAATAATATGTTGGATGCACTTAAAACACTTTTCGAAAATGATGTAGTTTCAGAAGAAGTGCGCTCCCAAATTGAGGAGGCGTGGGATGCCAAGGTGAAAGAAAATCGCCTAGCAGTAACAGCCGAATTACGTGAAGAATTTGCTAAAAAGTATGAACACGATAAATCAACTATGGTTGAAGCAATCGATTCTATGCTTGGAGAGCGATTAACTTCAGAACTTCAAGAGTTTGCGGAAGATCGCAAACAACTAGCAGAAGCCAAAGCAAAGTATGCCATTGCAATGCGTGAAAATGCAAGTCTAATGAAAAATTTTGTAATGGAAGCTCTGAAAAAAGAAGTTGGAGAACTACACGAAGACCAAAAGTCAATGGCAACAAAGTTTGCACAACTTGAAGAATTTGTTGTAGACGCATTATCTAAGGAAATTGCAGAATTTTACGAAGATAAGAAAGACTTAGCTGAAACCAAGGTTAAACTTGTAAAAGAAGCTAAAGAAAAGTTCGCTGTAATTCAGAAGAACTTTATTTCCAAAAGCGCAGAAAAAGTATCATCTATTGTTGAGTCAACTCTTAATAAAGAAATTGGTCAACTTAAAGAAGATATTGAATCTGCACGTAGAAACGACTTTGGACGCAAAATATTTGAAGCATATGCTTCAGAGTATGCTGGCTCTTACTTAAATGAGAAGTCAGAAACTGCAAAACTAATGAAAGTTATTGACGCAAAAGACAAGCAACTTTCAGAAGCAAAAGCATTTGCATCTAAAGCAAAACAATTAGCAGAAGCAGTTAATGTTGAAAAACAAAAACTTGTTGAAACAGCTAATAGAGAAAAAGTTATGAACGAATTAATGGCTCCCCTAAACGGTAGTCAGCGTGAAATAATGACAGACTTACTGGAATCAGTACAAACTACTCGCTTAAGAGCACAGTTTGACAAGTACCTACCGGCAGTTATCGACGGTAATACTCCAGCCAAGAAGAAGGCAGTTTTATCAGAAGGCAAAGAAATCACAGTCAATAGAGAAGAAATAACTAGTTCTAAAGCAGGCGCAGACAGTAATGTCGTTGACATTAAGCGTCTAGCAGGATTAAAATAAGGAGAAACCAAATGTCAGAACTACTAGAAAGTCGCTGGCAGGATACAAAAACTGCACTTCTTGAAGGCCTTGACGGCAACAAGAAAGCTGTAATGGCAACTACATTGGAAAATACTAAAAAGTATTTGTCAGAGAGTGCTACAGCTGGTGCAACTTCTGCCGGTAATGTTGCAACTCTTAACAGAGTTATCCTACCCGTCATCAGACGTGTAATGCCAACAGTCATTGCTAATGAAATTGTTGGTGTTCAGCCTATGACTGGACCAGTGGGTCAGATCCACACACTAAGAGTACGTTATGCTGAAACAGCTGACAACGTAACTGCTGGTGATGAGGCTCTTTCACCATTCAAGATCGCTAGTGCTTATTCAGGTAACAACGACGACAGCAACCCTGCTGCCGATTCAACTGCTACTTTAGAAGGTACAGCTGGCAAGAAAATGTCAATTCAGATCTTGAAACAAACTGTCGAAGCGAAAACCAGAAAGCTATCAGCTCGCTGGACATTCGAAGCGGCACAAGATGCTCAATCACAGCACGGTATTGATGTTGAAGCAGAAATTATGGCTGCTCTAGCACAAGAAATTACCGCTGAAATTGACCAAGAAGTACTAACTTCACTACGTGCTCTATCAGGCACAGCAGTTGAAACTTACGACCAAGCGGCTGTAAGCGGTACTGCTACTTTCGTTGGTGACGAACACGCCGCATTGGCAGTTCAAATCAACCGCGCAAGTAACTTGATTGCACAGCGTACACGTAGAGGCGCAGGTAACTGGGCAGTTGTAAGTCCATTTGCACTTACAATTCTTCAGTCTGCTACAACTTCTGCGTTTGCAAGAACTACTGAAGGATCATTCGAAGCACCAACTAACACTAAGATGGTTGGTACACTAAACAACGCTATGCGTGTTTATGTTGACTCATATGCTTCTGATGCTACAGCAGTACTTATTGGTTACAAAGGTTCTTCGGAATCAGACGCCGCGGCATTCTACTGCCCATACATTCCATTGATGAGCAGTGGTGTTGTACTAGATCCATCAACATTCGAACCAACAGTGAGCTTTATGACTCGCTATGGTTATGTTGAGCTATCTAACACAGCGTCTTCACTAGGTAATGCAGCTG